TGGCAAGCCTACTGAACTCAAGCAAATTAGTGATAAAGAAGAAGTTGAAGTGAATGGTTATAAACTTAGAGGTCCGGCTTATGTTTGGACTAAATGGGTTTATAAAGAAACATCTGCTGTTGTATTTGGAGCGGATGCAGATACCAAGTCGAGGGCTTTATCTGAATCCGATGAACAAATAGAAGTTAAACTTATTGAGTCTAATAAAGAAAAGGAGGTGGAAATCAAAATGACGTATTTGGAAAAATTGAAAGCCGAAGATCCTGAAGGTTATCAGAAACTAATGGATGAGACTAAGGTTGCAATCGAAAAAGAAATTGCTGAAAAAGTGAAATCCGAAGTAGAGAGTAAGTTTGTTGAGGAAGTTAAAACCCTTGCTACTGAACTTACTTCAGCCAATGAGCAAATCCTTAAGTTTGCCAAGAATGAAGAAATTAGGAAAGAAAAGGAGATGAAAGCTGACGCCGATCAAATTTTTAATGATAAGCTGGCTGAATCTACTGTTCCTAAACGTCTTCACGACAAAGTAAAAAGTCTTGTTTCTTACGGCAAGTTCATTAAAGAAGGTGAGCTTGATGTAGAGACTTTTTCTATTGCGGTTGATGCTGAGATTAAGGATTGGGTCGATTCCGGAGTTACTGAGACAGTGCTTGGTACTTCTTTTAATCAAAAAGAAGCTGCTTCAGAAGGCCTTTCCGAAGAGAATGACAAATGGTTAGCCAAAATGCGAAAATTCGCAGGCGAAAAAGAATAAGGAGGAGGTGAAGATTAATGGCGATTTATGGTGAAACTCCGTATGTAGTTCATACTGCCGAGACTGATTACAAGCGGCTTTTCTATTCTCGGCCTGAACAAGCTCTGATTAAAGATGTCACTTTGTCCCCTGGATATGGTGTTCTTAAAGCAGGTACTGTTTTGGCTTTGAATAAGAGTGCTGCCGGCAACTTCAACAAGTATCTGCCTTACAATAAGACTGTTCCGAGTTCAGCAGATCCTTATCAACAGGGTAGAGCTTTTCTTGTTGCTGATGCCGGAACTTCTACTCTTGTGTATGTTACTCAAAACGACAGTTACAAGTTTGTTGTTGGTGATGATCTTATTATTGATGATGATAACACCGCTGCTGAAAATCTTGGTGCTATTACTTCTATTAATAGGACCACTTACTTGCATATGGCTGTAATTAATTTTACCTCAAGTATTTCTGGTGATTTTGACGTTACTAACAATGCTTGGGTAGGTGTTGAGGCTGGTGACAGTTCTAATCTCTATAGTGATGCTGTAGGGATTTTAATTGCTTCCGTTGATACTGGTACTGGAGAAAATGCTAAGGGTGCTGTTGGACCTATGCTAATCTCTAATGCTATTTTGTATTACGGATTGATCTTTAATAGTGATGCGGCTGCTTTGGTTGATCTTAGTGCTTCAGCGGACGTAAAATTTATCTATCTTAAATAGATAGGAGGTGAAATTCAATGCCCCATGGTAAAAGTGATATTCCTGATTTGAGACTGGAGAATCTGCAAAAGCTGATTTCTTCTTTTACTGCTGCTCCTGATTTGGTATTGACCGGTATGTTCGGTGCAGGAGAAAATGCGATTACTGACAATATTGAATGGGAGAGCATTATAGGCAACAGAGGGTTGACCCCTTTTGCAGCCCCTGGTGCTCCTGCTCAGGCTACTGCTCCTGGTGGATTAGCTAAACATTTTGCTGCTGCGGCTTATTGGAAAGAAAAGATGGCCTTTGACGAAGTGTTTTTGAATAATCTTCGTCAACCGGGTACCGTCAATACCTATGAGTCTGCACAGGCACGTTTAGCTCGTGAAACCAAAAGTCTTCGTAGTCGGTGCGATAGACGAAAAGAGTGGATGTACGCTCAAATGCTATCTGCTGGTAGTTTTAGTTACTCTGCTCCTAAGGGTGTAAAAATATCGGTTGATTATGGCGTTCCGTCGGCTAACATTGTTACTTTGTCTGCTGCTCGTCAATGGGATAGTGGTTCCCAACGTAATGTCTTGGAAGACATTATGAACGCCAAATTGTCTATTCAGACCAGTTGTGGCGGTGTTGTTGATACTGCCATGATGACAACCGAAGTTCTCAAAATGCTTATTTTAGATCCTGGAATGCAAACTCTGGTTTCTAAGAGCAATTTTGGGGACGGTAGTTTGTTTGCTCGTCCGAGTTCTGTACTGAGTGGGTTGCTTGAAATTCCCAATTGGTACGTCTATGACGAACAATATCAAATTACTGCTTGGTTGACTGCCGTTGTGACTGGAACATCTACCGTTGCTGTTTCTGTAGATGATGCTTCGGATTTCGTGGCAGGTGGTACTCTTAGGTTCCATGATGTTTCTGCAGGGACTTATGAGGATGAGACCATTTCTTCCGTAGATGTAGAAGCTGGAACGGTAACTGTTGCTACTGCCCCTGCTGCTTCTTTTAAAGCAGGCGAAGACAAAGTTACCATGACGAAAAAGTTTCTCCCTGTTGATAAGTTCATTATGTTCGCTTCTTCTGTTGAAGGCAATAAAATTGCTGGTTATTTTAATGCCCCCTTCGGACTGAATCGAAGTTATGGACTTTATGTGGATACACATGAAGAGTGGGATCCGGAAGTAATGTGGATTCGTGTGCAGAATAAAGGCTTGCCTGTTCTGTACAATAGGGATGCTTTGTACGTTATGACTGTAACTTAAAGAAGGGAGGGAATGTAATATGCCTAAATATACAGGACCCCTTCCGGGATCGGATTTTGCCCGTCAAGTTGCAGGTGTCAATTTGCCTCCGTTTCGTGGTACTATATCTGGAGAAGTGGTGGCTGCTTCTGGAGGGTACTTTACTTTAGGAGTTGCTAATATCAGGGGTAAAATCGTGCGTGTAGTTGCTTCGGTTTCTACTGCTGGTAAAGCTGATTCTACAGTACCAACGGGCACTTTTGATGTTCGTATTAACGGAACAACTGCTTTATCAACCCCTCCTGTTATCGCTCATGTTTCAGGTGAAGCTGCTCAACACAAGACTACTTGGAGTGAGGCAGGGGACACAGGAATAACTCAGGCGGTTGTTAACAACGCAGCTTGTAATTTTGGAGTTGGAGATATTCTTTCTTGGAATTTTGCTTATACAGGATCGGATTCTCCCACTGCTAAAATGGCTAATCCAAGCATTGTTGTTGAAACTGATCCTATTCCGCCTGTTTAAAAAAAAGGAGGTACAATCAATGAAAGTTGAACTTTTAGTTAATTTATTAACATCTATTGGTCTGCTGGAAAAGGGGACGATTTTTGATGATCCCCTTCCAGCAGACGTTTGGGATGAAATCAATCTTAAAAGAACGACTGTTAAAATCATAATTGATACACGGGGGGAGTCTCAAGAAGTTGTTATAAACGAGGCTCCTCCCCCTGAACCTCCAATAATTTTAAAGAAAAAACGAATTAAAAAATGACCGAATCTGAACTTATTGCAGTTTTAGAAAGAGAAGTTAGTGACCTTAGTATCCAATTTGAGTCATATAATTATACGGATGCTATTAATCGTGCTAAAGAGGATACAGGTTTTTCTCTTCCTACTACTGATGTTTTTCAAATTAAATGGTTAAATAATCGTTCTAAACGCCATTTGATTTTTTTACTTTTAACAAAAAATGCCGACAAGTTTAGAGTAAAACAAATTCATTTACAAAATAGATTTGAGCATTATTTATCCATGATTAAACTAATGGATGAAGAATTTGATAAAGCTCAAGTGGATTATATTTATGAATTTGCTCAGGTTAGTTCAAGTCAAGCCTTTGGTCATAAAGTTGATGCAGGCTTTGCCTATGATGTTTTTGCTCGTGATATTACCTATGACGAAGATCAAAAAGTAATTGTTTCTCCAGGTGATTAATAATGTCTCTTGGTGAAGATGTTAAAGCAGCCTATGTTGATACAGGCACAGGGTATGTTATTATACGTTCGGGGGAAAGAAAATCATCTCCTGAATTTTGTTCGTATGATGTACCTGAGCAAGTAGTTCGTCCTTTTCCACGAGAATTTCTTTTAGAAGCTTCTTTACCTTTCGACACAATTGCTAATGAAGGCGATATTATAAAGTTTAATGATGGTCGTCATTTTTTAATTTTAAGCAAAATAGGAGTACAATTTGCTGATGATGTTTATGAATATCAAACCCAAATTGTAAAATGTAATATAACAGAAGGTACAATTTTACGATCAACTTTGGAAGATTGGGACGATCAATATCATAAAGTCCCTGTTTGGGGAAGTATTCATAAAAATGTTATTTCTACATTGACGGAAAGTTTAACGGGTAATACTTTAGATGATAAAGAAGACGCTGCTTTATTAACCACAAAAAGTTTAGATTTGTATATTTCTGATTACAATTATGATATACAGGTTATGGATAGATTTCAGCCTGTAAGTGGTGAAAGTTATCGAGTAGATAGCATTAGAAAAAGAG